AGGGGTTAAAGTCTAGTACGAAAGAATTTTTAATCCTAATTTAAACCTCTAAACCAATAAGACTCAAGGCTGAACCTTAACACACTTAACTAGTAAGACTACATCCACCCCGTGGGTGGTTCATCGTACTAGAATGTGATAAGGACCCCACTTTCGCATGGGGTGACCACCAAGAGGGTAGTTGCGGAAACAAAGGAAGAAGGAAAGACCTATTAAGAAATTTCTTCTGAAGTTTAAATGTGTCTGACGCGACGAATGCGCGGGGCTCCAATGAGGTAGCCAAAGCTGAAATCGTCACCAGCTGCCTCATACAAATTGTATGCACCGAAGCAATTGCGAATCCCACCAGCGTCAGTAGTGGCAGTAAGTGGACTCTGGGCGAAGGCCGAGTCGCTGTAATACGCGTACATAGGACGATCCATGCCTTTAGGGTCAAGAGAACGCATGATGTCAACCTTGCTGCGCCTGATAATGGGCCCATCCACGTCCGAAATCGTCCCTTCTCCTACGAGAGAGATGGGAGTTTGGGCGTAGTAGGGGACCTCAAATTCGATGGTGCCATTGAGATCGGGGTACACGTAATGCTCAAATGTTGATGAGACTTGCTCATTAGTAAAAGTGCCAAGGACGGGTTTGTCGAGACTCCCGTTCTCATCGATGTTTGTTGATCGTCGCACTATAAGTGGATCAGTTGGTCGAATGGCGTCATACTCAAACCCATCAACCGCGGTAGCATAGTCCTCCCGTGCCGCGTCGTAGGCATAAGCAGGACGCATCCCTTGATTAGTGCATCGCAAGCCATTGGTTGTAGGAGTAGCGAACTTGTACCTCCTCGAACCTCGCCAAAATCTATAAAGATAGGAAATGTAATACAGTGGGCAACGAGCGGGGGGTTGCACCACGGCTTCAAAATAATCTAAAGTCAAATTCCCGTTTGCTTCTCGTGCCGCCGGGTACTGGACGGTTTGCCACTGGTTGGAGCCTGTAGTCGAAGTTTCCCCAAAGTAAGCAGGATCAATCCGAATTGCATTAAAAAGATAATCGTCAGTATTCAAGGGAATTGGTCCGGGAAAAGTGTAGCCAATGCCAGTCTCACTTTTATAAGGAAAAGGTTTGCCCATTGATGTAAGCCCAAAACGTTTGATAAGCTGTCGGAGACTGGTTATTTTCTCGCCGATGCACAGTTGTTCTGCCATAGTATGATCCATCATGCCCATAGGAAACACAGCTGTTGATGTGTCTTGCACTTGCTCGTTATGCTCAATGGCAGTTGATGTCAAATTGAAAACCTGAGCTTTCCACTCCAATTCCGGATCTTCTTGAAGTTCACCCAATTCAGAGACAGGTTCAGCGATAGCGAAACGCGCAAAATCAGGTATGGCATAAGCGATGTCTTCGCCGCCAGATATCCACATATTCAAAGGCACGTTGTCCGCAACAGAATCCGAAGCTCGTCGCAATTCATTGAGAACAGTGACAGTGATCGTGCCGGTAGAATACTTTTCCTTGTCCCACCTTATGTCGTTGTATGGTCCAAGCCAAACTTCTTTCCAAGGAACATTGGACACGTATGGCACCTCAAACTCAAGCTCTGAAGAGACACTCAAATCAAGGATCCAATTGTAAGCATTCTCAATGTCCGTGGGAGGAACGTATGCATTCTGCCCGTAAATCCCAGGGTGATAAGTTATCCTCAATCTCCCAGTATGAAAAGCGGTTTTGGCTGCAGCAAGCCTATACTTGATAGTGCCTCGCCATTGCTGAAACATGGATGCAACAAACGCCACTGTGGTTGGACTATAAGTATCCATTCCTTGAACGAGACCAGGCGCGACCGCGTTGTAATGTACAGTTGTGCCAACAGGGTCATTCACAGACCAAGGAATACCGGAACGGAAAAGACACGACTTAGACGAGACATACGTAAGGTCCATTTCGTCCACCTCCGTTGAGAAAATTCCTCCGTCATATGTCAGACCATTGTCAGGCATTGCTCCGAGCTTTGAAGAAAGGTCAATACCATCAACATTTGTGTAACCCTTGGCGGGAACATTGATGTATGGGCAGTTCTTATCAAGATTGGTAGGTTTATTCCAGCCAACTGCAGACGCCGCACCTCCAATGGCACGTGATACCCATTCAACTGGTCGCATCCAGCTGCCAAGAATGGGAACGGAGCCAAGTGCAGAAGCCGCTGAAGCAACAGCGTTGGCAACACCAGAAATGGGGGGTCCAGAAGTGGCGGCATGTTCTTCGGAGCCAACTTGTGCAGTCCACACCTCTTCATCAGCAACAAAGCCTACCTGTGCAGTCCACACCTCTTCCTCGCCAGAAGGAACGGGGGGGACAAGCACTGGTTTAGAAGTAGGCATGGCAAGCTCGATGTCCTCAAACCAGGCAAAGATGGTAAAATATGCTCCTACAGTGAGAGGCGATGTGCCAGACTGGATGGGATTAATCGGCACAATGTACATCTCACCCATGTTGGAGTGAGAATCAAGCAAATTGAAATGGGACAAAGGAGAACAATATGGCATCTTAATCTCGACGGGTGCATTGCTGCCGACGTCAATTTCAACTCCAGGGAACCCCGTAGCGTTGGGTAGGTTGTTGGGCTGAGCGCCACGATTCGAAACGTCATCAAAAGGTGCGAAGAAAAGCCAATATTTGCCACTCATGAAAGGGGTGGCGTTGAAAATAAGGCGAATTTTGACATTTGCTCGAAAGAAAGTGAAATAATCAAGCTTCTTGACAACATTTGTGGAATTTTGAAAGATGACATCAGGAAATTTCAGATTGACCGTCGTGAAAGCGTTGTTAAATTCCCCTTCCGAAACTTTCACAGGACGGCGAAGAATGGCATGAATATCATGCAACTTGTCATCTTCCGCCATTTTTGTCCATGCAGTCACAGATGATATATGTGGCTTTTCGTACGACTGGATGTTAGAATCGTCGACGAATGTCGTGATCTGCTGAACATCTTCTTGCGGCCCAATATGGGACAAATCTTGATTTTGTGATGTAGCAATCGATTGAGTTAGCTAACTCCCAGTCGCTCGATTCAACGGATCTGGTCAAAAGCGCCGAGCTGGTAGCCTGGATTTTAGGCGGCACACACCAGCCAGTAGAGCCGAAGCTCTCCGCCCTTCTAAAACGAAGACCAGAGACCGGACTTTGCTGCTCCCTCCTTGCGGCGATTAGAGAGAGCCCCTAGCTCTGGATTTAATTGCAAGCAGCTGCCAGACGCCCTTGCTTCTTAGCCTCGACAAATCGGTATTCGTCGTAAGTCAAGAAGAGTGGGCGCGTCCGAAAGCTGCGAGCAGCCTGTTTGTATTTTCCAATCCATTGTTCAAAAATCTCGCGTCCGTGCAATGAGAGTTCGAAAGCCGATGTTTCCATGTTTTCAACCGTCCTCTCCTCATGGTCAAAATCGCCCCTCACCCAATTAGTCATCTCAAGGACAACGGACAGATCCAGTGGGGCTATGTACTGATGTTCGTCTTCGTCCCACTGAAACCCACGTTTGAGGTAACTAATTTCGCCGATGGAGCGGTACGGGATCATGTCACCAGATTTTGCCTCGTCAGTGTATGTCATACCCATCTCCTTGTATCCCTCGGCAATGGTCAGCTGGTTGAAGTGGTCGATGACGGCATCAGAAATGTTGACACAATTGTCATCCCCATACGAGACCATGGCAACATGCTCGTTGAAAGCCTTCATCGTGCAATACTCTTCAGGCATCACCGTGAGCCACACGTAACGCATGGAGATGGAATTGTAAAGCGAGTTGAGGATCGCCGTGATCGGACATCCAGATGGTTGGGAGTGTGTCCACAAGTAGACATCGTCTCCGCAGACATGGACCGAGTTCACAATCTCTTTCCAGAGGACACGCCTAATTTGGGCATTCTCCTCGCCGTCATCATAGAATTTATTCACAATTTCCACGACTTCAGCGAGAAGTTCCAACACGAGGGTGCCATCAAAATTGGAGAAGTCTCCCGCAATCACTTTGTCACCTTTGCTACACAGCCTCTTGGCAGTCCGCGTCCAATCCAGGGAATAAACGTTGGTCCCGATAGAGATCTCATTCTCAATCCTGTTTTTGGCGCAGTGAGCAGCAAAGCCGAGAAAGTATTTACGAAAAACCAACGTGTAAACCATCGGCCCCGCAGCGAAAACTCTCGTCTTTGCGGCTCGAACTTTCTCTAACGGACGTCGTTCGTCTTTGAGCGTGTCAGTCCAAATAGTAGGCGTACGCACGTTGTTCTTTGCATTCTCCTCAACTCGCTTCATCTCCTCCTTAATCTCGGGATCCAACTTGTACTCCGTGTCTCCTAACCAGCGCATCTTCCCAGGCATCCCCTTCTTCTCTCGAGTCAAAGGAAATCCAGGGGAAGACTTGCGGTTAATTGGTGCCAAAAACTCGTCTCCCTCAACTCCAGCAACCGCTTCTTCGTCAGTGAGCACACGAGCATGATCTGGCTCGGGCAAAGTGTTCACAATGCGCTCCACGTCGTTGACAGCGATAGCCAAGCGCGTAGCATCCAAAGATGGTGGTATTTTTCCAGCCTTCTTGAGACCTTGCTGCATTGGATCCACAAGCACGCCGTTCACCTTGTGTGGTTTCAAAGCGCTTGGTGCAGTGCTGGGTTCCACGATGGCTCCGTACACTGCACTCTCGCGCAATGCAGTCTTGGATGGGGAAGCAACCTTGTACAAAGCTTTTCCGACTGGCACAAAATCTCCCTCCGGTAACGCAATCTTCTCGCCAGCTACAGGTGGCTTCAGTAGTGGGTCCAAAACAAGGCTCACTTGAGCACCCATCTCCACCTCAGCCAATCCACGCCGAATGTCGTCAATATTCAGAGGAGAAGACATGCCAATCCCAAGCGTTCCCGCAACATGGATGCCAATAATCTTGCGTGCAAGTCCAGAATGAACACCCATTAGAATTGCCCCACAATCTCCATCCTTTGTTTCCAGATTGTACTGGTACCCAGAACGTAGCTTGTAAGAATTTCCAAGGTTGTCCGCGTAAGGTCTACAGTCATCCACTGCACGCACCTGTCCGTAGCGCATCATCACAACGCCATCAGCGGGGGCCATAAGGCAGCCGTTAATGGTGCTGAAACGCGTCAGTTCTGTAGACGAGGCAATGCTCCCTGTGATGTCGGCATGATCGTGAACTGATTTTGGAAACACGATTAAGAGCTGGTCTTTCGAAACTCCATCTTTACCAACCAGTTTGATCCACTTCAACTTTTCCCTGGGAATAATGTGGCCTTCACGCACAGTAGCGTTCCAGAGGCGAACCTCTTCAGCGTTCTCTAAGTGAGGAGCCAAGTGACCTGCAGTGAGAGCAGTGCGTCCAACAATGAAACAAAGTTTGATACGAGCCTTCCACACACCGCCAGTTTTCACGTCCAAGTTGTACATGTTGTGAATGATCTTCTTGGAGACCTGAAGCGCGTTGGGATCTGATAAAAGTTGAGCTTCAATCTTCTCCTCACTGACCACTGGTTCGTAATCATCTCCGGTATCATCATCAATCTCACTCACCATGCCTTCTTCTGCCTGCATGTGCTTCTTGATGGCTAGGTATCCAAGGGTGGCTGGAATAGTAGCGAGGGTCGTCAACTTGCCAACGAGGTCCCCGGAGCCAGTACTTTCCGTATGAAGAGCTTCCTTTCTCTTGGTATGAACATCACCAGATCCGGAAAGCTCGGTTCTCATGGCTTCCTTTTTCTTGGTATGAACATCACCAGATCCGGAGAGCTCGGTTCTCATGGCTTCCTTCTTGCGCGTGTGGACATCACCAGAACCACTCAATTCAGTCGCGAACTGGAAAGGAACAAATTTCATCTTATGTCCCCTCAAGATCTCAAATCCAGATTCTCCGTCGCGCTCACCAAAGCGGACAGCAGTCCCAGCACGATCACACTTTCCACACAGTTGAGGGTAGTGCACCGATTCCTGAACAGTTTTGATAACATGAGTGTGTTCAAAAATCTCATCGCACCAGAGACAAACATGCCGATGCAAGGTGCGTTCCCCGCGAGTAAGTCCTTCATGTCGGTGATCAAGTGGCGGCCCGACAGCAACACTCTTGGTTCCTTTCATGTACTGACCAATAGCCATGAGCAAAATCGGCACCAGTGCGAGACCGATGGAGATATAGGGATGTTCTTTCACCTTCGTAGCCACATCGGTGCAGAACGCTTTAACGCGATCCAACCATCCGTCGCTCTCGCGCCTCAGACGCTCGACAACTTTACGGTTAAATCGCGCAACACGCTCCCGAATTCCTTCCAAAAGATCACCAACAGAGCAAAGGAGCATCGTGTCACGCTTCACCAATTGTTTTAGGCGCTGAGCCGCGTCGTCTGTCCACATCTGCTCTTGCTCGGAAATGAGCATGCTCCACTCCGTCTCGATAGTGCTGGGAGTTGCCGGAAAAACTCTAAATTCATCCAAAGCAGGCTGTGTATCAGGATGGATAAGCTCGCGGATTTCTGGGTAGATCTCCATGAAGTCAACAATCTGTTGTCCAGTCCAACCTGTCACTCCTTGTAGCTCAACCAATTTCACTTCAGTGTCTAGCTCAGTTAACCAGCGCTCCTCTTCCATGGGAGTGAGTGCTTGGGCACGAAGTGGTGTCTCGGCATACTCTTGCAAGAACTGCTGCATTGTGGATGAGCGTGTAAAGCGATCACGATACTTCTGGACCGCCAGCTCAGAGAACTCTTGATAAGACAACGGTTCATCATGAGCCAGGCGACCGGTGAGGGGGTCTCGCAGCCAAATCCTATAGACATCCAAGGATGGTTTGGCTGAACCAGTGATGCGCTCCACTTTTGCTCTGTCCAAGTAAGTTTTTCCGTCTTCACCTTTACGCGCAAAACTGGGCAATACCTGAACCTCTCCAACCAAGTCGAAGCGTCGGCGCACAGCCTCCCTGCAAGCAATGGACTCCGGTCGAATTTGATCCACACTCACATTGGAGGTGCAAATGATGACTCGCGAGTTGAAGTAGCTCTTGCTCTTCTCCTCGATCGTCGCCATATGCAAAGGATATGGGGCCAAGTTGCCAGTGCGAATCAACTCCATGAATTCAGGGTTTGGCTTTCCAGCCGAGTCCACAATCTGAGCAAAATCATCGTAGACGACTACTCGCTGGTTCTTGTATCCATCCCAATACTCCTGCTCAACGTTCCTCATGTAGATTTCACGTGTTGGGTCCTTCTTTCCTTCAGAGTCCGTCGGAATGCCGTCAATTTTGAGTAAGTCCGTAGCGAGAGGCCACATCATGCCAGATTTTCCGACTCCAGAGGTTCCATGGAGATAAATCACAACGGGCTCAATCCTCGGGCCTGAACGAAATGCTCCACTAGCCGTGGCCTTCTCGTAAAGGTTTTTAAGGACAGCCCAATGAGTGTTAAATGGACCAAGGATATCACGTGGGGCCTTTGATTCAACAGCCTTCTGTGAAAAGATGAGTCCCTGGCGATAAAGTGTTTCAAGACGAGCGCACAGTTCACTATCCCGCGCAATCTCATCTGCGGTAGTGAGGCCAACGATCTCCTGAATCTCTCTAAACCAACCAGCAATGCCCTCCATGTATTGTTCCAAATCTTTAGTCTCAGCTGGCAATCCAGTCTGCCACTCAAAAATCTTCTTGAGCACAAAAGTGATGAGCTGCTCAAGGCCAGACCAGGCAAATGAGAATCCACGGACAAGGCCTCCAAGCTTCGTCACTCCGGCAACGCAATCATTGATCTCTGATTCACGGGGGATCTTTTTCATAAGCATGGTACCTCCCATGATTGCAATAACCGTAGCCAGCGACGCAACAGGATCGACGTCACCTGCTTGTGCGAAGAAGTCTCCTCGAAGCAACTGACTCACTGTGCGAAAGTGATCTTTGACCATATTCCATGCGTCCTGCGCAAGCTCGGTAGACACACCACTCGTGACAAGAGTGTCAATGATGAGCGGGGCGACGACACCGGGCTTGAATTTGGCACAGATCATGGCCACTAGCTTGCAGCACAAGGATGTGATCCTCTTAATAGCAGGGATTTCCATATTGAGTCCTCGCAGCAGAGTCGTCAATTGTTCGGCCAAGCCATTCAGCGCGGCGTCCGTATGATGGTTGATGTCAATGCCGAACAGCGCTTGAGCGCGCAGAACAACTACTGGCCCAAGACGCATCCACATCGTGCGGAAGTCGGGATCCAGCATGTTCACGCGCACAGTGATAGCGTGATCGGCAAGTTGCACTGGCACATCACGAAGACGTCCCTGAGTCCGTGAAAAGAGAGGGACAACCCGATGAGAGCCAAAGTACTCAACAAGTTGAGTGAACTTTGAGTTGGAAGCAGCAAAATTCGATTCCTTGACTAGCTCCTTGAGAATCGTGCGCTTCTGGGCGTTATTTCGCGCACGTTCCTTCAGTTGCTCAATTTGCATCTGTGAAAAGCGAGTTCCAACTTGAGCTTTCATCTTGAAGTCCACGGTATCCTGAATAATCGGGGTCCACCGTCCACCACCATGAGCGCTCCAAGCGTGGTTATTGGCCTTCTCCAATGACTTGAAGAGTCGCTCAGGGCACAGTGTGCAGCCAAGCGGACCAAAATACCGACACCGAAGCATATGATCGGCAGCGTTCACCTTGGTCACCTTCTGTTCGCAATAACAAATAGTTGAGCCAGTGCAACCAGAATTGGCAAGGTGTTGAATGGTAGCTTTCTTTGTCGTATGTCCTTTCTCGCAATGGTCGCAAACCGTTAAATTCGTGTAGAGAGTAATTTGATTTCCGCGCTCCATTATGCCAGTTTGAATTTTTCGTCTGGTACTACAGTCAGAGCCAATTTTGATACTCCTTTTCCCAGATATACGTCTTATGTGAAAAGAACTCACGCTTCTGAAATTGGCGATCTCAGTGAGAGGTAATTTCATTCCACAAAGACTTATTTCACTAGCTCCGTACTGTAACTTTTCGAGAGCCTGAAACGTGTTCCAGCGTTCTGTTCAAAGCCATAATCCAAAGCCATGGTCATTCTCGCATATTGTGTAATAGGATCTATAACTTGCATGCAGCGGTTAATAAAAGGTCCGACTTGCAGTTCACGTTCCAGTGTCTATAGTCGTCCTCGCAAGGCAGTACTAATGAACAACGTAGGTCTAACTAAAACACAATACCAAATCAGCATCATAAAATAATATTAGTATGTTATTTATGTGCGACAGGATCGAGTCCTGGTAAAAAGCGACCACTAAAAGTGGGTGGACTATTTTACGGATAGGTCCGTCAAACTGAGTGTGTATGTTGTTGCATAC